TCCAGTGACTGTTGTAATACCAGCAAAAGTGGAAACACCAGATATGTTTAGATTACCGGCAATAGTTGTATCACCACTTGCATTAACATTTAAAAGTACAGTATCAGAACCACCACTACCTGTTGATCTATTAACAAGATTTAAATTAAAACCACCATATCCCCTAAGAGTAAATGAAGATGCGTTATGCCATTGAAAATTTGAAATCGTGTTGCCATCTGAATAAAAACTAATCCTATCAAATCCTAGATGAGCATTATTAGGACTACCAGGACTCTCGCTCACGATCAAGAAATTACTATCTGTTACAGTTGTATTGCCTTTGAATGTAGCACTATTATTGAAAGTAGAAACACCAGAAACATTAACTTGCTTAGCGAATAAAGTATTTCCAGTGACTGTTGTAATACCAGCAAATGTAGAAACACCAGTTACATTTAGATTATTGAATGTAGAAGTTCCAGATGTATTAATACCAGCAATACCGCTGCTAGGAAGATTCGTTAATCCAGATCCGTCACCAACAAATGATGTCGCTGTAACTACACCAGAAACATTAACTTGCTTAGCGAATAAAGTATTTCCAGTGACTGTTGTAATACCAGCAAGTTGAAGTCCATTATCGCTGATGGATAACGCTGTAGTACCATTATAATTGTTTAAAAATATGCTACCGCTTGGGAAAGCATAACTTCCTCCAAGAATAGTAGTACCCTGGAATTTAATTCCAAATTGTTGCGGTGGAGATGTATTTGGAATTGCAGCATCAAAATCAATAAAATTGTTTCTACTTCTCAACGATATAGTTGATATAGAAGCATCACCATTACCAGTTCCATAAACTATCAGATCTTTGGTAGATGTTATTCCAGTATTGTGGATATAACTGAAGGTAGAAACACCAGAGACATTGAGACTTGTTGCACCAATGGTTCCTACGGTGATATTAGGAGTTCCAGCAAGCCCTGTTGCATTACCAGTGACATTACCAGTCAGAGATCCAAAAAATGTAGTGGCGGTAACAACACCAGAAGCAGTGAGACTTGTAGCACCAATAGTTCCAACAGTAATGTTTGGTGTTCCCGAAAGTCCCGTTGCATTACCAGCAACATTACCAGTGAGGGCACCAACAAATGTAATTGCCGTGGCCACACCAGTGACATTTAATCCACCGCTAGATACTGTTGTAAGGCCAGCGACTGTCAGTTTTCTACCAATAGTAGCGTCAGTGCTAATTGCTACGGTGATAGTCTCAAGACTGATTGTGGCAGCTGCACCAATTGTAGGAGTTCCAGCAGAGGTGCTTTGGAATTGGGTTGCAGTTACAACACCAGAAGCATTAAGACTTGTTGCCGCAATGGTTCCTACGGTGATATTAGGAGTTCCAGAAAGACCTGTTGCATTTCCAGTGACATTTCCAGTTACATTACCGGTTAAGTTTCCTGTTACGGTCCCAACATTAATATTAGGAGTTCCAGAAAGACCTGTTGCGTTTCCAGTGACATTACCAGTCAGAGCTCCACTGAAACTTGTGGCGGTAACAACTCCAGCTACTGTTACACCAGAGGAACTAATTGTAACTCCAGTTCCCACTTTAAGTTGATTATTAGACCCATCAAGTGTAATAGAACCAGTTCCAATCGTAAGAATACCAGTAATTCTAGTATTCCCATTGACAAGCAGTTGTGTTGTTGCACCACCAACAATAGTATTACCAAGAGTTGAAACACCAGTTACATTTAGATTAGTAAATGTAGAAGTTCCTGATGTATCAATACCAGCAATATTACCACCAGATGCAGTGATCGATACTGTAGCGATACCGGAAGAGAAGGTAGCTGTTACACCAACCCCAACAAAGTTAATTGTGCCAGCAGTTCCAATGGTTGTGCCTTCTTCTCTAATTACAATACCTGTTCCAGAAGCCACAATACCAGTAAGTGCAGAACCATCAAGAGCAGGAAGTGCTCCTGTAAGTTGTCCTGCAGGAATACCTGTAAGACCTGATGCGGATCCAGAGAATGAAGACGCTGTAACTACACCAGAAGAATTCAGTTGTTTAACAAATAATGTGGATCCAGTGACTGTCGTAATACCAGCAAAAGTAGAAACACCAGAAGCATTAAGACTTGTAGCACCAATGGTCCCAACCGTAATATTAGGAGTTCCAGAAAGACCTGTTGCATTACCAGTAACATTACCAGCGAGATTTCCGACAAATGAAGATGCAGTTATAATGCCAGTGACATTCAATCCACCACTAGATACGGTTGTAAGGCCAGCAACTGTTAATTTTCTACCAACAGTAGCATCAGTACTAATTGCTACAGTAATAGTTTCAAGACTGATTGTGGTAGCAGCACCAATCGTAGGGGTTCCAGTAGAGGTGCTTTGGAATCGAGTTGCAGTTACAACACCACTAAATCTACCATCACCTTCAACTGTTAAAGCAGAACTGGATAATGTTGTTCCTATGCCAACATTTTTTGAAGTATGAATACCGGCAGAATTAACTGCCCATGTTCCACCAGCACCTGCAATACTTGTAGAAGTAATAATAAAATTACCTTCAGAAGTTTCTAAAACTGTTATATTAGATCCAGCGGTTATATTAACATTAGTTAAATATCCAACGGTAGCATGATTACCCCAAGAGTATGATGTATTCCAATTAGAAATTTGCCCTGCAGTAATTGATGTAGCCGCTCCAGTAAAAGTATTAAGTCCTATTTGAGTAGTTACATAACCCTGAGTTGCATAACCGACTAAAGCGTTAGTGACATATCCTTGAGTTGCGTATCCTACTAGAGCATTAGTGACATAACCCTGAGTTGCATAACCGACTAAAGCGTTAGTGACATATCCTTGAGTCGCGTATCCAACAAGATTTGTAGGAGTAAACAGAAAGACTCCAGTATTATTATTATATGTTAATGAATTTATTCCAGATGGGTTAATAGTTACAGATAAATCAGATAAGCCAATACCAGCACCAGATGCGGTTAAATCTGCAGATGCTTGCCATTGTGATCCAGACCATTTGAGAACTTGACCAGTGGAAGGAGCGCCAACATTTACATCAGAAAGTTGATCAAGAGTTAATGAGTTGACATAACTAGTTGTGGCATAACTTGTTAATGCGCCGGAAGTTATAAATCCAACAATTGATCCTGTGGTTGCGTATCCTACTAAAGCATTAGTGACATACCCTTGAGTTGCGTATCCTACCAAAGAATTAGTGACATATCCTTGAGTTGCATATCCCACTAAAGCATTAGTGACATATCCTTGAGTTGCGTATCCTACTAGAGCATTAGTGACATAACCCTGAGTTGCATAACCGACTAAAGATGTTATGACTCCAGTTAACTGAGATCCATTACCACTAAATGATGTCGCGGTAACTATACCAGTGACATTCAATCCACCACTAGATACTGTTGTGAGACCAGCAACTGTTAATTTTCTACCAACGGTTGCATCAGTACTAATCGCCACCGTAATAGTTTCAAGACTGATTGTAGTAGCTGCACCAATTGTAGGGGTTCCAGCAGAGGTGCTTTGGAATCGAGTTGCAGTTATAACACCGATGTTATAGTTTTCAGTACCAGTGCCTACAGTTCCATCCGCTTCGGTATTAACTAATTCTACCCAACGAGTGTGAGCATAATATAACTTTTCAGTATCATGTGCATGGGCTACCGCACCATGATAAAGTGAATAATCTGGTAGACTTGCAAAAGTGGGCCATAAGAAAGGTACAATACTACTAGTAACTCCTGCAATTATTCTACCAACTGATATGTCTGGACTTCCTGTTAATCCCTTTGCGACTGTTGCGATACCCGAGGTTGATGCAAACGCAACTGAGGCATTAGACACATAACCAACTGTAGCATAACCAAAGGTAGCATGATTACCCCAAGAATATGATGTGTTCCAATTACTAATCTGTCCTGAAGTAATGGAAGTGGCAGCACCAGTAAAAGTGTTAAGTCCTATTTGTTGATTTACATAGAAAATAGGAGCGTATCCGCTCAGAGCATTGTTCACATAACTAGTTGTGGCGTAACTAGCTGTAGCATGATTACCCCAAGAGTATGATGTGTCCCAATTACTTATTTGTGCAGAAGTAATTGTAGATGCCACACCAATAGTTGAAGTGATGCCAGCAATCGCAGAAGTTACATATGAAGTCGTTGCATAGCCAGTTAAAGATGTTATGACTCCAGTTAGTTGAGATCCACTTCCTTTGAATGATGTTGCAGTTACAACTCCAACAATATTAATACCTTCGCTGAATGATGCACCCCCAGTTTCTTTTATTGTTACACCAGTTCCAATCTTGATCTGATTATTATTACCATCAAGGGTTAATGAACTTGTACCAATTGTAAGAATACCAGTAATTCTTGCGTTTCCATTTACAACTAGAGAAGTATTAGATCCTCCAACAACAACAGTATTAAATGTTGATACACCAGATGTTGTTACCGTAACAACACCAGTCACAGGATTTACACTTGCAAACAAATTATTTCCAAAGTTTACTTTCGAATATTCACCTAAAATAGTATTTTGATTTCTAAATTCTAAAGGAGTTGATCCACCAGTCCCTCCTCCAGACACTATTGAAGTTGTTATCGCAATTGTAACTCTTCCTACACCATCTGGTCCACTACAAAATAAACCCTCTCCAAAATTTAATTCTTTTGCTACTCCTTTTCTTACATTTTCATCTAGTACTTCTACTCCAGCGTTTGTTGAAACTACATTTTCTAGTTGAGAACCATCACCAACAAATTGAGTTGCAGTTATAACTCCAGTTGATCTAATATCTCTAACTTCTAGTTGTTCTGTCGTGGTAATTCCAGTATTTAAAATTCCACTGACATTGATTGCAGGAGATCCCGTTAAATTTCGTGCAACTGTTGAAATTCCTGCAGTGTTTGCGTAACTAACAATATTGGATCCATCACCAAAAGTATTATAAATTTCAGTAAAATTACTATTGATTTTGCCCATTGCGATTCGCAACGGATCTCCCTGACCATCATTCGGACTACTACCAGTATTGATCCCTAGCTTAGCCATTAATGTTCCTCAGCCTTTCCCTATTTTTATATTTATTGATCATTATAACTAGTAATATAATTGGTGAGATTATGCAGTTCAATTTTCAGTTTGGTAAAAAGAAACCAGATAAAAAACAATTAATTATTGTAGGAATTGTTGTATCTACACTTATAACAGGCCTTTCACAATGCACAGGAGTATCTGAAAATGGACTATGGGACTTACTGGACGAAATTCAAAGAAAATATTTCCCACAAACTATTCTTAATGAACTTATTCTTCAAGATCCTAACCAAGTAAAGCGTAGGGTTGAGAGAGATGTAGATAAGGCTATAAGAGATGTAACAAAAGAATATGATCGCATCATTGATAAGTCTAACGAAAAGTATAAACCACGATATATTGAAGAAACCAATGATGAGTCTTTGTGTTATACAGAGGATTGTAAGAAACTTGCACCACCAATCAGAATGTGTTCTCCAGTCTTTGAAGGAATTAATTGTCCTCCTAAACCAGAAGATCAATAAATAACTTTATAAGAGTACTTTTAGTGTAGATAGATGGAAGGACAAGAAATCAGAGGTCTCATGGAGGCCTATTCGCAAGTGTATGAGACTCCTGAGATTTTAAATGAAGCGTCTGCCGGTGAGGTTTTTGGTAGAGTTGTTAGGGGAACAGGAAATGCATTAAAAGATTTACCTGCGGCAACAATGGCCCAACTACAAGGAAAGGGTGCTGTTAAGGCCAATGATGAAGCATTAGCAAGACAGCAACGCCGCGGTCAAAATTTACAGACATTAGTTACTACAGGTAGATTACCAGGTCAAGCTCCAACATCTGCTGCTAAACCAAAACTAAGAAATCGATTAGATGATCCCATCGCTGGTAAAGGCCCAAAGGAAAATGAAGTTGGTTCAAAACCTGCTCTCGCTCCTGCTGCCGCTACCACTCCCCCTGCTGCCGCTGCTCCTGCCACTGCTCCTAAACCTGCTACTGCCCCTGCCGCCACAACCCCCCCAAAACAAACAATTGTTCTCGCTAAAAAAGATGGTGTAGAAGGTAAATTAGATAAAGCAACTGGCAAGTTCATTTCAGGCAACTTTAGTGATGCAGAAAAAGCTAGATATGCAAAGTTTTCAAAACCAACCACACCAACATCAACGAATGCAGATAAATCAACAACTCCAACGAATGCAGATAAATCAACAACTCCAACGAATACAGATAAATCAACAACTCCAACTGATACAGATAAATCCACAACTCCAGATGGAGTGAGATTAACTAAAATAAATCCAGAGTGGGCAAAAGCACATCCAAGACTCGCTGAAGTTGAAAGACTGAGAAACCAACAAAGAGTGGCTGGAAAAAATCCATATGATAAAGAATTTAGAGATAAAGTTATAAATCCTGTGATGTATGGATATCCTAATCCTAAGATGCCAGGTTCTGGTCGTTCAGTGGAAGATTCTAAAAAAATGTTTCCGGACACTCCAAAACCTGCTCCCACTCAGACACCTGCAGCAGATGCAAAACCAACTCCTCCTGCAAAACCTGCTCCCGCTCAGGCACCATCAGGAGGTGCTAAACCACCAACACCTAAACCTGTTCCTGCTCAAAAACCTGGTAGTCCTAGGGGAGAGGATCTTTTTAACCACCTAGACCTCTTTGATCTCGTCAAAGGACACCTTCTAGATGGGGGTTATGCGGACTCTGAACAGGCAGCACTTGCGATTATGGCAAATATGAGTGAAGAGTGGAGGCAGAGTATTATTGAAGCAGTAGACGATACTCACCCCGGTCACCCAGAATATAAAGGTCAATCCCAAGATCCATTATCTAGATTGAATAGAACAATTGGAAAGGGTCTAAGGTTTGTTACGGGGCAACGAACTGCGGAAGTGAGAGCAAAACAGGACGGTGTTCCTGGAAATGTTTTTGTTAAGCAGTCTGGTCCTTTTTCGACAAAAAATGTTCCAGTCCCTGGATCTTTTATGTCTGATACTGAACTGAAAAGGAGAGGCCTAGGTACAAAACCAATGGGTCCTATAGGAGAATAAACCACTTTTCAAACTGTCACACCAGAGGGTTTCACCACCCTCTTTTTTATTACTAGACTAAGTTTATCTCTGTTGAAGATAAATAATAGCTCATAAGATACTTTAATATGAGTTATGAGAATCCCTGGATCTACAATGGGGAGATATTTGATTCAGATCATATTCAAGATCATTTTGGTTTTGTTTATCGTATTGACTGCCTTGAAAATAATCGGAGTTACTTTGGGAGAAAGTATTTCTGGAGTTTCCGCAAGAAAAAAGGTGCTAGTAGAAGAAGTAAATCAGAGTCTGATTGGAAAAAATATTACGGATCCTGTCCAGAACTCAAAGACGATATAAAAAAATACGGAAAAGATAAGTTTAAAAGGACTATAATTTCTCTTCATGATTCTGTAGGTAAAACGAATTATGAAGAGACTCGTCAGTTATTCCTAAACAATGTCCTGACAGAGGCCCTTGACACAGGGGAACCGAGATACTACAATAGCAATGTTCTTGGTCGTTACTACAGGAAGGATTACTTTCATGGAAAACCAACTGATTGATAGTGTTCAAAATCTAAAGGATAGTATCATTGACCGTATTCATTACCTTGCAGACATGGGGGATTACCTTAATGCCTGTGCGGTTTATGAAGAGTTTAGGGAAACGATCAGGGATGAAAATGAAGTGGTTGTTTGGCCAGAAACTAAATAATCACTTATAATGATTTTCGTTATGAGATTTTGAAGTGAAAATTAGAGCCGTGGAAAGTGCCCTTTGAGAAGAGGGTGTACCCCCTTTCTATACGGATGTAGAGTTCAATCGATTTTAATGCAACAATTCCTTACAGTAGCCCTGCCCCTTCTGGCAACGGTTACAACCAGCACGGCAACACTGCCATTCCAGAATTACAAGATGCAAGGGCCGCCACCTCCTATTTCAGGACAAGCGCCCTTTTCCGTTATTAAGGAATTTGATCTTGTTGACGCTCAGAAGACAGCAATCCGAGAGGTTGCACTACCAAAGCCAAAAGAGAAAAGGCTAATTTGTAAAGGGTGTTCAGACAATGAGAATGCTACCCTGGCATACTTCCAGGATCGTGGTATAAAAGACAGAAACGCCCTTGCTACCATCATGGGCAACATTAGGCAAGAATCTACTTTCGTGCCTAACATTTGTGAAGGTGGTAGCAGAACCAGTTACGGTAACTGCTGGCGCGGTTACGGTCTGATTCAATGGACATCTGCCAACAGATATTATGGATTGGGTGATTTTGCTAAGAGGTATGGTGGTTCACCATCATCCCTTGACACGCAACTTCGTTATCTAACAAATGAAGTTCAGTGGTTGGATATTGAGGAGAAGATGAAAACTCCTGGCAAATCAATTAACCGCTACATGGACTATGCGTATAGTTGGATTGGTTGGGGCATTCATGGTGCTCGCACTTCGTATGCTCATGATTATGCTTCCAAACTGATCACGGTAGAAGTTTGATACAATAGAATAGGTAGGGAGGGGTTGACAACACTCCTCCCCCACTCTATATTCTAAATATGGAGAGGTGTCCGAGTGGCTTAAGGAGCAGACCTGGAAAGTCTGTGTGGGGGTAACTTCACCGAGGGTTCAAATCCCTCTCTCTCCGTTGAGGGACTCCAGCAAGGTGCTTGCTAGGATATAAAAAACTGACGCCTCCCGCTGCAGAAAGCGTATCCATCAGGTCAGTGTCCCAAAAATGGGAAATTAGCTTAGGGGTAGAGCACACGACTGATAATCGTGAGGTCGGTGGTTCAAATCCACCATTTCCCATTGACAACTCATTCCTTATTTGGTATGAT